TCAGTATCTAATGCTATGTATATTTTTTTAACAGTTGATTGTACTATTCTTTTTAGTAGTGTAGATTGTATGTTTTTACCTAGTAAAGGTATAGCATTTCGTTTTATTGCTATAGCATCGAATGGACCTTCACATAATACTAATGGCGAATCCCAGTTTATGAATAATTCAAATGGTATTATGTCTCTTGAACATTCTGGGTTTCTGTATTTTACAAATGGGTCTTGTTCAAATGAACGGCCTGTAAAATAGTTTAGTGTACCATCTTTATCATATGATGGTATGATAACCATGTTAGTGTATCTTCCAAAACTACAATACCCAATATTGTATTTTATAATATCATCGTCTGTTAGATTACGTTTTCTAAGATAATTGTATGCTTGTTTTGCTTTCAAATCAGTGTTACCTAATATTTGTTTGAATTCTTTAGGTAATTCTACTATGTTTTCTACTATAACATCTTCTACATGACTACCTGTTTTAACTAGTTTACCTAGTTCTATAAACTTGTCAGGTGATACCTTAAGTGCTTTAAATAAGCTTCTTATTGTTTTACCTTTTTTACCACATACCCAACATTGGAATGGGTTAAATCCTTTCTTGTTTTCTGTGAAATTAACTTCTAGTTTTGGTTTATGGTGATTACAGAAAGGACAATGGTATGCTTGATTACCTCGTGCTGTCCTCTTCCCTGCTCCTAAAACTGTGTTGACTAGATTAACTAGTAGCTCATTTACCATGAATCGTAATATACGAACGGGGTTTTATAATTCAAAGTCCTTTGTGTAGAACTTTCCTAATACGTTATCATTAAAATATTCATCGGGTTTTTCTAATACCTGATGTACGAATTGCATTTGTGTTTCGTAGTATGTTAGTAGTTTTTTACTTGGTGCCGTTTTAACTATATGACGTTCAAAATTTTCTATTGGTTCTAATTCCATTACTTCTTTTAGTAGTTTATTTGAACCCCAATAATCTAACCAGTTTGATTCTTTTATTACTAGTTTGTAAGATGGTTTCCTACCTACTACACCTTCATATAAAGCTAAATCTTTTTTAGTTAATTTAACTTTGCGGTTAAAATATAATACTTTTTTACCTATATAGGCTTTGCCCGTAGGTTTATGTACTATTCTATAAACGAATCCGAATGTGTTATCTGGGAAATCTGAAATTGTTGATATTGGTTCTCCTTTGAGTCCTATCCATTCCATATATTTGTTTTAGTTAATACTAGAGATCTAAATTTACTAATATAGTAGTATCGCTTACATTTGAACTTTGTAAAGGTTGTGATAATTTTCCTACTGCTACTAATTGATTTGCATTGTTATATAATCCTACTGTGGTTATATAAGGTTGAAAATATGAACCTGTTAAAAAATCATAAACTATTCCACTATTTGAACTACCTGAAATAGCAGATGGGTTTTGTGTGTATGTAAATTCATTTGGGTTTAAAGTACATTTATATTGTGATTCATATATTGTTGTTGTACTTTGAAAAGAGCATGTAATATTACTACTTGTAGTAAAAGAATTTATATTATTAGAAGCTGAAGTTAATGTTATAATTCCATGTTCATATATTATATCACCCACTTTTAAACTAGCGCTTATTAAAGCTCCTTCCCCATTATCCGTATAAGATATACCTTCTGTTTCATATATAAATGTTCCTGGTTTGATATTTTCTCCAAATATATTTGATGGAATTGACACTATTCCTATTTCATCTCCTGATGATGTTGGAAAATATCTATTAGCTAATAAAGTGTTAGGTAAATAATTTTCATATGAGGGTTGAATACCATTTTGACCTGTAAGTACACCATCAATTCCTATTGATGATGTTAAAACTGGAGAGCCATTAGATCCGCTTAAGTAATTAGTATAATATAACTGTTTAGTTGAATTATATATTAAGGCTTGAGATTGAGTTGTAATTTGACCTGTTGTATCTGACCCAGAAATATAGGTAATATTTTTTCCTAAAAATCTATCTATACCGGCATTTGAAGCAGTGAAGGCACTTGCACCTTGAAAAGCAAAACTTTTATTTACTTTAAAAGGAGTTAAAATAACGTCTGAGGTAATTAATGACTTGAAAGCGCTCATTCATTTTAAAAATCTAGTTTCACCCTTATTAAACTTTCTTTTGTAAAGTCTTTAACTAAAGGTCTTGATAATTTTGCTACTGCTATACATTCATTTGCATCATTATACATTCCTACTGTAGTAACATATACTTGAGGATTATTAACAAAAGTATCATAAATTACAGCACCTGTAGAACCTGAAATAAATGAAGGGTTAGTAGAATAATTAAATTCTGAATTTCTTGCTCTAACAAAAACGAAATCTGATGATATTGTTTCTTGAGAATTAATTGAAAAAGCTTCAGCTTCGTTTAAACCATCAAATATTTTAAGATTATTTTCTCCATTAGTAACAGCAGAACCCGTACTAGCATATATTCCAGTTCTAGTTTCTATTGCTTTTGGATTTAGCAATATTGTTCCTAGCTCAGGAAATAATAAACCATATGAACCCGAATTTGGAGCAAATCCACCCGCGACATCGGAAACAGCATTACCATTTGAACCTGAAACTATTTGGAAAACTCTAGAAGAACCCATGAAAGTTTGGATATTAGTATCATTTGAGTTATCAGTTAATTCTAATAATCCTCCTGAACCTGATATTGCTATATTAAATGTTCCTGGGAATATGCTTTCTTTATATCTAGCTCTATCTATAGATACTACATAAAAATCATTTGGGGTTAATACATTTGAACCATCACCAAATATAAAAGATGAATTTTCATCTTCTAATACCATAGTCCTATATGAACCGTATATATTAGATGAAGGTGATAGATTTGGGTATTGAGTATTAAAAGCAGTACTTCCACTTCCTTTTATATTACCATAAGCAATATCAAATTGTACAGCTGCACCTACAGCTTCAGAACCTGTTTGATAGATTGCTAAATAATAATTACCCGAAGAGCCTCCTTTTTGAGCTGATGAAGTAAAAAATGATGTTAATGTTGGTGAATTAGTTGACCATGCTGTAGATTGTACTGCATCAGCACTAACTACAAAATCTTCGGCGTCTAGTCTTTTAAATCCCATATTTTATGAATTTGATGTTGTTTGTGTAATTGTAATAGGTATTGTTATTCTAGCTCCACTATCTAAACCTACTACAGTTAAAGTGGTAGTTAAAGTTGTATTAGTTCCAAATAATGTATTTACTGTGGTAGCTCTTAAGTTAATTACAGAACCTATTACAGTTGAAGATACGTTTGTACCTAATGTTGTTGTTGAAGTAGTATTTTGTGCTTGAGCCGCTTCAGACTGAATTCCAGTTCCCGTAAAAGTAGCCATTGTTCTAACGTCTGATATTGTTGCTGAATATCCAGAAGTTTCAAACGCTGAGGCATTACCTAAATAATTTAATGTTTGTGGTGTTACTGCTAATGAAGCTCCCTGTTTTAGTGAAATAGAAGAATAACCTAAATCTAATACTGGTAAAACTGCTGTACCTCTTGGCAGAGTAGCTAGTTTATATTTCATTGTTTGACTTTCATCTGAAAATGCTTCTAATAAAGGCATATTATCAATTGCCTGACCATAAAATGCAGAACCTGAGTTATTATTTGGATTATAAAGTGTATAATCTATTTCATCATCTGCAAGTGCAAATTGTGTTATTCTGAATGAACCGTCATTTTGAGCTAATAATTGTCTACCTTTTTTTGTTAATATAGCATCAACTGTTACTACTTGATTATTTAAATATCCCATTGTGTTTAATTATATGTTATAAATATGTGTATTATATGTTTCTAATCCAAATTACCTTTAAAATGTTTATTTTTGTGGTGGGATTACGTTATTTTCTGTTAAAATTTGTCTTGCTCTTGCTGGTAAAGTTGCATGAGTAGTTAAACTAATATCTGTTGGAAATAATAAACCTCCATCCGAATCTGTTCCAAGTGGGGTTGGTGCAAATGAAGATGAAGTATATAAAAGTATATTTACAGTTCCCGCAAAAGGTACAACATAACTAAATCCTGTAAAATTACTTGCTTCATTATCAGATGTTAAAAGAGTCCCAATACTATTAGATCCTGTATTAGCAAATGATATAGAAGTGTTTCTAAATATGTTAGGTTCTCCAAAAAAGTTAGCTGCTCCAGAGTTAGCACTAATAGAATTAGCATTACTTCCATAGAGTTGTCTTATTAAACCTACCATTTCAGGTTCACTATTAATTTCTAAAAGTTCTTCATCAGGGGAGATTAAATATTTTAAAGAAGCAACTGCATAATATTTTTGGTTTGCGACATTTTCTGCTGAAAATAAAGTTTTCCAATATGCTACAAAACAACCTGCTGATACTTGGGAAGTATATGAAGAATTATCTATATTATATCTAGGTGTTGAATTTGAACTATTATAATTAGGATTAATTATATTATTCATTGTATAGTGAGATTGTGGGACTTTTGCTTTTTGAGCTGTACCTGTTACTACTTGATTATAATTTACTGGTACTAAAGGATTAGTGCTGTAGTCTAAATCTTGTAAAAATGGATTATCTTGGTATTGATCTGCATTATTAATTAAGACATCACAATCTGAATTTATAAATTTTTTACTTAAATAAGGTTCTACTATATTTTCTAATTGTGAACCTTGAGCTGCAGATGAAGTTATGTATAATTGTCCTGTAAATTTTCCACCACCTGGGTTATTTAATGAAACTAAAGCTCCAAGATTATTAAGTCCAATGCTTCCTTCTTGTTTTACACCTAAAAATATAATATCCCCTGGGGTTATATTTGCTTTAGATATACTAACATTTCTAGTTATATTTTGAATAGGATCACCTCTATATAATTCTTGATTAGATGTTAATTGTGTAAAAGTAGTGTAGGGTTGTGAAGATTGAAAAAATTCTACTGAAGCAGATTCAGCCATATCTGGATCAGATTGATCTAGAGCAGCTTGAAAAGTTTGTCCTGGTGCAGTAATTCCTATAGAAAAATGTAAATCTTTTTTAGGTATAGTATTAATTTCTATCCATTGTTGTTCTAAGTTATAAAAATCTGTAAGTGTTTGGCCTCCAGTTACTGGAGATTTAAGATTAAATCTGCCTATTATACTATTACTACCTGTAGTAAAATCATCTAAACTAGCTGTAATTTGATAATCTAATGTAGTTGCACTTGTATTTGGGTTAGTAGAAGCATCAGGGGTATTAGCTAAATCTATTTGAAATAAGTAATAAGTTGGAAAATCTGCTCTGGTTAAAATTTTATAAACTTTATTTCCAGATGTAGTATAGGGAATAGTTATTTGAGTTAATGATTCTAATGTATTAGTTAAATCATTTCCATTTTGATCTATTCTTGCTATTTTAATATATTGTACTTTTTTTGCCATTTTTTATATATTAACCTGCACTTGTATTAGGTAATACTGGTGCTAAAGGTGATCCGGGTTCATCTCCGTAAAATACTTGTATGTACCCATCTAAAGGTAAATTATTATTTTGTAAAAATTTTCCTTCTGTGAATCCTGTTGTTGTATCGGGATATACTCTTACTTTATAATCTGCTAAAAATGGATTTATTTCTTTAAAAGGTTCACATCCTTCGTTTAATTCTCCATTTGATACTAACAGAACAGAACCACTTAGCTCACCATTATAAAATTCATCTTGAGAGTTATGTAGTGTTGTTATATTACCTACTAATGAAGGTGTAGTAACTGAGTAACTTTGGGTTATATTAAATATAGAAGGAGGGATTTGGTTTAATTGCTCATATATATATGTAAATGCTGTTGATGAAGAAATAAATGTATTACTACCTCCAATTAAAGAATCAAATAATTGAAATTCTTCACCAGCTACTTCTCCATCACTGTTTATGCTCCAATCAGAAGCAAAATCTATAACATTATCAGCTCCTATACTTGCTACTTGGGCTCTACTATGAGATTGTGGTTTTATTGATTCTGATGTAAATGATATTCCTAAATCATTATTT